ACTATCGTCAAGGCAGGGGAAATCATGCAATCCGAATATCCCCAGGATCATGGGGACAGGGCTGGATCTGCCTGGGGATGGGTCCAGGGTTTGACCAGGGCCAGCCAGCACAGCAACTATGCAGCAGATCGGGTCCAGGTAGACCAGGCAGCTGCAAAGATTCTGCAGCCCTTTAAAGAGAGAGCAGGTCAATATGTTACTGCTTAAAAACCTGGTTCCCGTACGGGACAGCTCTGGAAGGTTTACGGGCATGTATAGACGCAGAGAGCATGCAGCCGTAACGGCTCTTCGCTTCTGGTTTGTAACTGCTCCCTGGATCCTGCTAGCTGCATTTGTAATAGGACACAGCTAGTGCACACACGCCACCATAACAAATTAAACCCCTGGTCGAGAGATCAGGGGTTTTTTATTACTCAAAAATAAGGTAACTATGAACAGCTCAATAAAAATCTGGGAAGATGTAGACAGGGATCTATACGCTGCCCTGTATTGTATTGACAGACCTAGCGCGAATCGTAAAACGGGGGACATGGCCCAGGTAGCTATACTCCCTTTGTCGAAATCCCCAACAGAAACAGTCAGGGACAAGACGCAGCATAATTGTGGGGACTGTGCCTTGAAATCGTCTTGCTATGTCAATCCAGTGGCATTAAACGCAGTCTACCAGGCAACAAGGGATTTAAATGTGTCTCGCATTCCGCAGCTCTATAAACCTATCCGTTTGGGCTCTTGGGGGGATCCTGGACTAGTGCCTATACCCATCTTGCATTGCCTGGTGCATAGGGCACCAGGGCATACAGGCTATACGCATTTGTGGCAGGATATAAACCCAAAATACGCACAGTATCTTATGGCAAGTATAGACGCACTATCAGCACAAAGGGAAGGGAAAACACTCGAACAGCTCAAACGCAGCGCACAACGTGCAGGGTATCGAACGTATACAATTTTATCCCCTGGTCAATCAGCAGGGGAAGATATTGTCTGCCCTGCTTCCAAACGTCCAAACGATATAACATGCAGAGACTGCAAGTTATGCTCAGGGCAGACATATACAGCAAGGAACACAGCTAGGTCGATATCTGCAGAGATCCACGGATCCCCCAACAAGGTACGCAGCTATTTAAAGCAGGTTTTATAGTGGACCTGGTGGCAATCCTTGTCCTATTGTGGATACTGAGAAAGAGAGAAAAATGACACAGGGAGATATAGTAGCGTAAAAGCAGAGACAGCAGGACAGCAGCAAATAAACCCCTTTACCTGGTCGAAAGGTAAGGGGGTTTTATTGTGCCTGGGAGAGAGGGAGAGAGAGGGTAATATGCAGGGGTTTGTAATCAACCCTATTTAATCCCCTGATTCCCCTGTGTTCCTGTTCAATATATGACCAGGGGTTTTACCTGGTCGTGGTTACCAGGCAGCATACAGGGCAATACAGAGCGTAATAGGCATACCCCCCTATATACTCACTATAAGGGGGATTATCATTAGTTAAAATATTGTCTGATTGCCTGGTAAAGCTTGGCCTGGTCTGCTGCAAATCTGCAAATAGAAGGTGAACCAACCAGGGGTAGTCCCTCCCGTAGGTATCGCAATAATATCCCGTATATATCTCTACCCTCTCCCGTATACATCCCTACACCTTTCTCACGCATTTTCCCTCTCCTATGGTGTAGTTTTGTAGCGTATGATCACATTTGATAACAGAATGCAGCTCTTTTGTCATTATGGGAAGGATATTCTCATTGTGAGAGTGGTGTAGTAAGGGTGTAGATCAGTAGTTCAATTCTGGTGCACTATATAATAGTAATTATATATATAATATTAATAGTACCTAGGTACTACTAAATGTATACCAAATATAGTTAGTATTATAGTACTGTTAAATGTATATCAAAGTACCCACTTCTATATATCTATCTCTATACTAAGTACTAAAGTACTATTAGTAGTAGTTTGGTATATAGTACTAAGGGCAGGAATGCCCTATTGGGGGGGCATCCTGCCTTTGTAGGGGGTAGGAGTATAGTTGACACTGAATATTTAGTTAGTAGGTATGGAACAGTTAATGAGTTACCCTTCTCTCATTATCCTTCCTTAAGAATAGAGAGCACATGATCGTGGTGATCATGTGCTCTTTTTTTGTACTAGGAGAATTAGAATATGGCAAAAGCGTTTTGGGATAAGCCTAGACCTAAAGGCAAAGCAAAAAAGAAGCTTACGCCAAAGCAAAAGTCTGCTGCTAAAGCTAGAGCTAAAGCAGCAGGTAGACCGTATCCGAACTTGGTAGACAATGCTGCTGTAGCGAGAAAGAAGACGAAACGTGGCCGATAGTATCCATCCTGACATTCCCAACTTTACGTGGGCTGAACTAACCCCTTCGCACTGTACGCAAGAAGAATTGGTTGCGCATTGCTGCCTGAAGGTGGGAAATCGTTTCTGGACGCATATGAAGCACCTACAAGCGGTGCGAACCGAATGGGGGGGTCCACTGGTCCTGACCAGCACGTGGAGGCCAGAGGAGTATAACAAGTCGATTGGGGGTGCGCCCAACTCGCAGCACTTGATATGGGCCACGGATGTAGTCCCTGCAAATACCAGCCCTGAGCGAGTGGAACAGCTAGCGCAATTAGCTGAAGAGTTCAATTTTGATGGAATTGGTCGCTACCCTGACAAGGGGTTTGTGCATTTAGATATGCGTGGGTCTACTGCGCGGTGGAATGGATGAAGATTAACTCCAACCATAAGCAAGCTATCCAGTTGCTTATTCTGGACCGCTGGAAGCCCAACCAGACCAATCGGAACATCGCACAGCACTTAGGGGTCCATCCGCAGACTGTCGTGGATTGGAGGCAGGATGAGGAGTTCTGCAAGGAATACAAACGTCAGTTAGACATCTACAAAAAGAATTTTGACGATGTTCAACTTGCAGATCGTAAAGAGCGAGTCAAAGAGTTAAACAGGCTATACGAAAAGATTCCCGATGTGCGCGTTGCGTTAAAGCTCAAAGTGCTGGACAGCATTGCACGTGAAATGGGCGATATACGCGAAAGCGTTGTGCACAAGCACATGATTGAGCGTGCTGACAAGGCCGATGGGGTCAACACGCCTCCGCAAGCTAGCAATTACGAGGAATGGTTGGCGCAAAACAGGCAGATGGAAGAGATGCGCTTGTTAAAGCTGAAAACGAATGCTGTAGACGCTGAGTTTACAGAGGGGCAAGATTCCGATGGCGCATGAACGCACTGTTAAAGACAATGACATTGCGTTTATGACCGATGAGGCGCAGATGCCTACGCCACAACCTGGTCCACAAGAAAAAGCAATCCGCGCCACGTTTATCAACCAGCTTTTTTTTGGAGGAGCCAGAGGAGGAGGCAAGAGTTTTTGGCTTTTGCTGGATTTTGCCCAAGACGTAATGCGCTACGGGAAAGATTGGCGTGGAATCATTTTTCGTCGCACGTATCCAGAGCTAGACGAGATTCTCAATGAGTCCAGGCGCGTTTTTTACAAGGCGTTTCCTGGGTGCGAATACAAGGTAGGGCAACGAAAGTGGTTTTTCCCATCGGGAGCAGAGCTTTCGTTGCGCCACTTAGAGAACGAAGCGGCTGCAGATTCGTATCAGGGACACCAATACACGTGGATCGGGTTCGATGAGTTGCAGCAGTGGGAAAACTTAAACGCATACCACAAGCTAAAAGCTACGTTGCGTTCAGGTGCAGCAGATATTCCCAACAAACGGATTCGCGCTACGGGCAACCCTGGGGGCGTAGGGCATCAACCCATTAAAAGCTACTTCATTGACGTATGCGAAGAAGGCACCCTATACGAAGACCCTGAAGATGGGTCTACGCGCATGTTTGTTAAGTCGCTTGTAACGGACAATAAGATTCTGTTAGAGCGCGACCCTGACTATATCAACAGGCTAAAGGGTGTAGGCGATGAACTGTTGGTTAAAGCGTGGCTAGAGGGGGATTGGGACTCCCACGTAGGGCAATATTTTTCTCTGTGGAAAGAAAATCAGATTGCCGTGCCTTCGTTTAAGATCCCTAGCCATTGGCCCATTTTTGGGGGGCTAGATTATGGGGAAGCGGCCCACACTTCGTTTGGATTATACACGTGCGACTACGACCACAACGTCTATCGGATCTGCGAATATTACAGAGACAACGCTACCGCATCTACGCATGCTTACGAGATCCTCAAGATGATCGAAAGTTGTCCGTTTACCGATGGGCGCAAGCCAACAGCGATTTATGCAGACCCCTCTATGTGGGTCAAACGCAGGTTGAGCGAAGTGATTAACCATTCGCCAGCCGATGTGTTTGCCGATCACGGTCTTTGGCTCACTCGCGCAAATAATGATCGTATTACAGGGTGGCGCGTGATCAATGATGCACTCGCTAATGAGCGTTTTTACGCATTTTCAGGGTGGAACGATAACTTGTTTCGCGTTATGCCATCCCTGCCACGCGATAAAAAAAACATAGAAGACATCGACACGCACGCCCCTGACGATCACATAGCAGATGAATTGCGGTATGCCATGATGCACATGTATCGCCCTGCTTCACCTGCTGCGCACGTAGATACCAATCCGTTTTTAGGGGAAAACGTAATAGATAACACGCTTAATCAGTACGCTACCCAATATGGGAGATACGGCACGTGAAACAAGAACAAATACAGTATTGGCGAAAATCTATAGATAACTGTGTTACATACATGCGTCCCAAGCACAAAGAATGGAACAAATTGCTGCGCATGTATAGGCAAGAGTTTGATGTGCCAGGACTTGATCCAGACCAAGTTGTCAAAATCAGTCGATTTTATCCTCTTACACGACAAATTATATCGTCTATTGCGTTTAACTATCCGCATGTTTTTCTGCGCGTTGAAAATCCAGACCGCGAGTATCAAGCGGAGATCCTTGAGCGTGTTGCTAATGCTGCGATGGACGTTATGCAGGTTAAAGATGAGATGCAGCAGTGCATCTTTGACGCGCTATACTGCTCTATTGGTTGGTTAAAGTTTGATTACAACGCGCCAGGGGATGATCTGCTAGCTCCATACGTAGTCAACGATGCCATGCAAGACGATATGGTGGCAGTTCGTCGTGTTTCTCCGTTTAACATACTGGTCGATCCGCTTTGCCCTCCGCACAAGCTGTCTCATGCGCGATACATTATTGAAAAAATGCTGGTGCCGCTAGAGTTTGTGCGCAACGATGAACGATTTGTAAATCGCAGACAGATTCAGGCAGTAAATGCCGAATCAGAAGACATGGAGTCGTTATACGACATCTCTGAAGGGTCCGAAGCAGACGCAGAAGAACAAGAAGCAGTCAACCAGGCAAAAAATTTAGGTGAGTATGCGCTTCTTTACGAGGTGCATGACCGCATACACCGTAGGCGCATTGTGTTTGCCGAAGGCGTTGAACAGCCCATAGAAGACATACCGCATCCTTTCTTAGAACAAGAACCTGTCTATGCGCCTGATCCGTTTACGGGTGAAATGATGATGACAGGCGAGTTTGAGCAAACGGGAAGTTACCTGGTTAAGGGTGGGTTCCCTTACCATGCGCTCAAATTTGATATGTCAGAAGAAAGTCTGTTTGGCTTGCCTATGATGTCGTATGTCGAAGACGAACAAAAGGCAATCGTAGAGTCTGTATCGCGTCGAGTAGATCTGCTAAAGCGATACCCACGCATCATTTTGGGCCAGCGATCTGAACGCGAAGAAAATGCCAACATTGGCGATCAGATTAGTCGCGCACGCGATGGGTCTATCGTGTGGGTAAATGATGTCAACAACGGTTTTAGAGAAATGCAGATGGGATCGCCTCCACCTGATCAGTTAGGCATCGAAGCAGACATGCGAAACTATGAAGAGCAAGTGCTTCAAGTGTCGCAGATGGCATTGGGGGGTGGGCCAAGACGCACCGCTACGGAAGCATCGCTTATAGCTTCTTTTGGCACGCAAAATAGAGAATGGTTGTCCTCTCAGGTGGGGAAAGCATACGAATCGGTAATCTACAACACGTTTCGCATCATGGCAGATCCTCGCTATACACCTGAAAATTTTATTGTCAACGTGGCCGAAGGCGAAAACGATCCTGTCTACGAAGCGATCTCTTCTGACTTGTTTAAAGTGCGGTTTAAGGTTGAGGTCGAAACGCAAAGCATGCGTCCTCTCTTTGAGCAACTAGAGCGCGAAGATACGCTAGCGTTGGCAAACTATCTATTGCAAATGCCGCAAATTAATCGTGATGAAGTGATCAAGATGATTATGCGTGCGTTCCGTGTGCCTGACATGGATAAGTTTATTAAGCCTTCTATTGATGCACCTGAAGTGCGTGCAGCGCAACTTGAAAACCAGCACATGGCTGCACGTATGCAAGATCCTGGCGTGTTACCCGAACAAGATCACGCTACTCATTTGCGCACGCACCAGCAAGCGGCACAAGACCCTGCGGTCACGCAGTTTCTGCAACAAGCCATGCAAGTCAATCCCCAGGTTATACAGCAGTTCCAGGCAATGTTGCAAAAGCACATGCAGCAGCACCAGCAGTTTATACAAGGTGCCGCTCAAGGTCGTGCGCCCAAATCAGATGAATCGCAAAAAACCATTCCTAGCGCACGTGATGTGGCTGCAAACCCACAGGCCCAGGCGCAAGCGTTGCAGTCTGTGGTGCGGTCTAATGCGCAGCGCGTAGGACAGACAGTCAATCTTAATACGGAGCAAAACTAAAATGCCAAAAGTAGGTAACAAAAAATTTGGATACGGCAGCAAAGGTATGAAAGCGGCACGCGAAGAGGCAAAACGCACAGGCAAGCCAATGAAGATGGGTAAGTCTACGGGATACACCTACGGCAATCCAGGCAAAGCGGGAAAGACCTCTGGCATACAGGGACAGACCTGCGGATAAAGCATGGCAACAGGACAAACGGACAGAGAGCTTTTACTAGCTCTTATGCGCAATCCTGGGGTACTACCAAATGTAGATCCGTTTACGTACCCCCAAAACGCACCTAATGTGCCTAAAATGGCTGGTCAGCAATTATTAGACTTTGCCCAAGCCCTTGAGCGTGACCCAAATAGAAAAGCAACAGGCTTAGAAGAAGTTGTTGAGCTAATAGGTAAGATGGGAGTCATCAATCCGCTCAAAACGGCAGGGTCTTTGATGCAGTTAGACAAGCCTACTGTAGAGCGGATGGCACAGTCTGGCGTAGAAGCGGCTAAACGTGCATACGATGACCCATCTGGCACAGCAAGGCGAGTGGCTCAAGGTGCAAAAGAGGCATTGCTTGACCCTGTAGGCACAGCAGGAGAATTGTCTGTGTCCGATATAGCAGGGGGCAGTGGCTTGTTGTCTAAATTAGCAGGGGGAGCAAGCCTAACTGGTCCTGCACTAATGGCTGCAATGGTGCCTGGGTCTGATGTGCCAAGACCTAAAACAGGTCGTGCGCTTCGCGCTGAAGAATTAATGCAAGAGCAATTAGATCGTGGGGAAACGCCTGGTGCATTAGAAATACAACGATTAGAGCAAAAAATAGCGGATATGCCTAATTATTTAGATAATTCTGATAGAAAAGCATTACGCAATCTCCGCATTGATAAAACAAAAGCACAAGTGGCACTGGATGATGTAGAATTGTCGCGCCTTGATCGTGCTATTCAACAAGGGTTTAATATAGACGCATTTCACGGTACAAAAGCTGATATTTCTTCGTTTGACCCAGGGTTATTAGGCGTTACCACAGAGTCAGAAAGTGCAAGAAAAGGGTTCTTTTTTGCAAGAGATGCAGAAGTTGCAGAAACGTACGCAGATTATGCAAATGCAGAAGATGTAAGAAAAGAATTATTTGATCCTGATATAGAACAAAAAATAAGTGATAAACAGCGAGAAATATTTTATGAAATAGAAAAAATTGAAGATTTGTTTTTTAAAAAAGAAAATAGAAATGACGGAATTAAATTTGTAGAGCAAGAATTAAAAGATATAAATAATAAATTAAAACATTATTCTGATGAATTAGAAAAAATTAACTCTGCAAAAAATCAAAAATCTGAATCTAAGCTTTTAGATGTTACTTCTATTAATTTGCGCGAAGAAATTAATTCTATAAAATATGACAAAAGAGAAGTAGAGGATTTTCTTTATAATCTTAAAAATGATAGTAATTATGTTCCAAAAATGGGCGTTCCGCTTCCTAAAATTAGAAAATTATATGCCCAAGAACAAAGTTTAGAAGAGCAAGCAGATATAGGAGTGTATAAAGATCAGGGAAATAATATTATCCCCGTAAAGTTAAAATTAGAAAATCCTTTAATATATGATTTTAAAGGCAGTTCTTTCAGAGATGTTACATATGACACTTTGCTAAAAGAAGCAAAGTCAAAAGGTCACGATGGAGTAATATTTAAAAATACTTATGATGGAATTGGCATAAGAGATAATAAAAAAACAGATGTTTATGTTGTATTTGAACCAGAGCAAATACGTTCTCGTTTTGCCATGTTTGATCCTAAAGACGCGCCTAATGTAACTGTAAATCCTAACTGGAAAAAAGAATTACCAGAATTAGAAAAATTAGAAAAAAGAAGAGCTTTTTCTCAAAAAATGATGGATCAAGCATATGATAAATTGCAAGATCGCAACATTACTGAAGGAAAAAGAAACGAACTGAGAAAGCAATTTGATATACACTCTGACGCAGAATACAAACTGTCAGAACAAATAAAAGGAATGCAGCCTAAAAAATACGCTTACACAGGGGCTAAAGACATACTTGCTTCTGTTCCTCCTGTTTTATTCCCACTTGGCGTAGGTGCGGCAGCAGCGTCTTACAGCGCAAATAAGGAAGAATAAATGCCTTCATATGATTGGTTTTGCAAAAAGTGCGATAACACAGAAAAAGATGTTTGGTATCACAAATCTTCTGATGTGCCTAAGACACGTGCGTGCGCGTGTGGTGGTCATATGGAGCAAGACTTTAGCTCAAAAGGCAGAAATCAGATACATCTGACCCATTCTAGTTTGTATGGACGGTGGGAACCTGCTGTGGCAGAGCGGATTGACAGCTATAGTGACAAACAAAGGATAATGAAGAAGTATAACATTGTGGAGGCTAACGACCCTGTAAAAGGATCACGTGAGCACCGCATTGACCCCCCCAAACACGCTACTCCAGCTAGCGATTGGGAAAATGAACCCAACAACGCCAGAATGTGAGGTAAGCAATGAGTGAAGCGGTAGAGGTAGAAGAACCCGTAGCGGAAGCATCTGCTCCAAGTGCTGAACCTGCTGGAGAATCATCGTTTGATTTTGGAGGTGATTTGACAGGGGATACCAGCTCTGAAGCGGAGAGCGTGCCGCAAGGATCATCGTCTGCATTCGACGCAAAAAGTGTTACTAATTGGGCAGCACAAGATAAGTCAGAGGTGCCTGAACAGTATCACACAGTTATTGATGCGGCTAAAAGTCAGCAAGCTGACTACACACGCAAAACCCAAGATTTAGCGGATCAACGAAGGCAGTTTGAGCAGCAGATGCAACAACAGAATCAACTGATTCAATCGTTGCAGCAACAGGCAAATCAGCCGAAACAACAACAATCCGAAGATCCATATCAGGATTTAAGGGATCGTTTAGGTCCAGATGAAAGCTCTGCAATAGATGTCGTACGGCAGATCTTTAAGACTGAATCTAAAAATATTGAAGATCGGCTAGCTAAAATTGATCAACTAGAGCAAGGGTATAGCAGTTTGCTACAGCAACAGAATGCAGGTCGTTTGCGTTCTGCGGCTGAACAGCTTCAACAAGCACGCGATAAATACGGTGATCGTTTAGATCAATATGCTTCTGGAATTAAAGGGTTAATAGCAGCAAACAACCCTGAGACAAACGCCAATTACACTATTACAGAAGCTTTTGAGCTTTTGAGTGGTGAAAAGGCAAACCAGGCAGCACAAATGCGACAAACGGATCAAAATGTTAGGCGTGCTAGCAAAAAGCAAGCAAGTAGTGGCGCATCGGTTACTGTGGCGAACGAAGGAGCACCTCTTAGTGACGCAGAGCTTGTTGCTGAACTTCGCAACTTAGGATTTGAATAAAAGGAACTAACCAATGGCAGTCATTACGACTACGGAACAGTGGGATGCTGCGTGGACCACCACGATGCGTGCCAAGCGCAAGCGACTCACGGATAACATTAGCAATTCATACCCCACGGTACAAGCTTTTAGAGAAGCTGGTATCATGGAAACCTACAACGGTGGCAAGCAGATCCAAGAAGACTTGATGTATTCGCTGGCAGACAGTGAATGGTTTGATGGATATGACAGCTTGAACACCAATTCGATTGATGGCATTACGGCATGTTTTGAGTACTTCCGCTACAGTGCCACGCCTATTGTCATTTCGATGACGGAAGAAATCGAAAACCGTGCTTCGGATCGTGCTGTTAAATTGCTTACGGCTAAGACTGAGCAGTCAATGACAGGTTCGATGAGCACGATCAATGCGGCTCTTTTGGGTGCGCAGTCAGGTAAGGCCATTGTGGGCTTGCAGGACATTGCCTCAACGAGCAGCGGTGCCACGGTCCACAGTGTAGACAGCTCCACCAATACGTGGTGGGACAACAAGCGTGTAGACTATTCTACCGATGGGTATAGCACCAACGCTTTCAACGCCAAAAAAGGGTCAACGGATCAGTACAATGGCGTGCTAGCTATGCGCGACTTGTGGAATAAGACGAGTGAGGCGAACGATACTCCTTCTCACATTATTACCAACTTTTCCGTTTACGGTGACTACGAATCCATCTTTGAGGGAACGGGCTACTACCGCTTCTCCTCTAATACGGATCAGGCTCTTGGCGATGGTTCGCAGGGTGCTACGTTCCGTGGTGCTAAGTTCATCGTTGATCGTGATGCTCCTGGCACAGCTGGCGCACACCAGTTGTTCATGGTTCAGTCCAAGTATCTCAAGTTTAAGATGCAAGAAGGGCTGAATTTCGCTAAGACTCCGTTCAAAGAGCCTTCCAATCAGCAAGCAAAAGTTGGGTTTATCATCGTGGGTTGCCAGTTGATGACGAACAATCGTCGTCGTCAGGGTGTTCTTTATAACATTACGACCTCAACCACGGTCTAATTTTCCTGGGGGGCAAGCCAATGCCCCCCTATACCCTGCCCATAGGGGAAAGGTTAAACAATGAGCACGTATCTTAATGCGAACTACGGTATCAACCGTATTGGTGGTGAAGGCGTAGGTTCGCGCAAAGGCCAGGGCATCTACGAAGAAAGCTCTACGCCTAAGTTTGATTTGGGCGAAAAGCTAGAACTCAAGGATGGTCGTGAATTTCGCTACGCCAACTTCGGTGCTGCTGTAGGTGCTGGATTGGTTGTATCTCAGGACGTTTCTGCCACGTGTGCGGCAGAATCGGAAGGAACCATGACCGCTGCTGCTGCTGGTGCTACCGAAGTCGTCGTCACGGATGCCACCACGTTGGGATCAGCAACTGCTGACCAGTTTGCAGGTGGTTACTTGCATATAGTTGACGATGCAGGTGAAGCGCATCAGTATCGGATTAAATCGAATACGGCTGCTTCGACTAATGCTGTCACTTTTACGCTGTATGATGGTCTTGTTGTGGCTGTTACTACAGCCACGGACGTTGCTATTACGGGTGGACTGTATAACAAGCTCGTAGGCGCAACGGGTGCTACGGATTACATCGTTTCTGGTGTTACGCCCATTGCATTCACTTCTGGTTATTACGGTTGGGTGCAGACCAGAGGTATTTCCACGGTATTAGCAGACGGCACCATCACCATCGGCCAAACATTGATGTTGTCTGATGCTACGGCTGGCGCGGTGGAAGCGTT